AGCAAGTCGATGGGGAGAGGCGCCAAGTGCCTCCCCCCAACTCCTTAGTTAGTCAACGATGTAGGTAATCAAGAACGAGAGGTCGCCGGCTGTATCGCCAGCAGCGTCGGTCTCGATGCCGATGAGATAGTGGCCTCCGGGATCGGTGCTGTCGCCAGCATCTTCCCAGACGCGCTGCCCCATGACATTGACGTTCCTGGCCTCGAACGCGACTTCCGTTCCTACGAGCACAGCGGCTCTCAGGACGGTCGAAGCCGAGCAGTAGGCGTCAACATCTTTTGCTGTAACATTTCCATCGGCCGTATAGAGACCGACATGCATTGTCACGGTTGAGCCAGAATCAAGATCATCGTTATAAATCTTGATCGAGACGACCGCGGCGCCGGTTGGAATCGGAGCCAGCATGATGGTGTCTCCTGCGGACAGATCGCCCGCAGCTAACGCGATGGTTCCGCACGCAACCCGCATACGTCCATGAAGATTATGAACATTATTGCGTACATACGGAGAGGCCAAAAAGTTAGTGACCAGGGTTTGATTAACATTTGCCATGATATCGCCCCCCTACTCTGAACACAGGATTTGAACTACTTTTTCCTCTTCCATGCGTGTCGCACCAAACTGGCTGCACACATAGACTTGGGTCGAGTAGCTCTTATCTGCTCTTGGGCCGATCTCGGTCATAAGGTCTTTCCCCATCGCGAGAGTGATACCGTCTTCCGCCCACGCCAGAACCTGACGATAGGACGATCCATCGGTATTCAGCCGAGTTGACGTTATGAACTCAAAGCCCATGAACGTGTTGATTTCACCTTGAACGAGCGCCTTTCGTACCGCTACAGTTTTCACTGCCAGCTTGCGCTGTTTGTGGTCTGGACTATCCCTTCACCCTGTAGGGTGTCGCCCGTCTAGTCTCTACACCTTCCGCTTTCGCGGCTTGGCTCGGGATTACCATTTTACAGGCTTCCCCGAATTTGAGCGATTTTCGTCTGAGGCTTTCACCTCAGATAGGCAAAGCATTTACCGTATTGAAATCTGCGCTAGTCACGGTGCTGTCGTTCAAGAGGTCTTCGACCTGCTCAGGATGAACAGCGATGAACCGCTTGATCGACGGGTCGACATTGTTCTGGTCAAGTATCTTTTTCATGTATGTTCACTTTGGCTCGCTACGCCAAAACCGCCTTTCGGCTGCTATACGTCGCCGTATAGATCAGACTATATCTTAACCCCGTAGGGTTCCCTGCGCTTCGCCGCCGCTTGGCGGCTACTCCTTACGGATAGTCGTTGAACCTTCTCTTTCGAGCTTGGCTGCTGATTGTCTCAGGGAGAGTTTCCAGCAATTCACAGGGTTATCATCCACGCCTTTCAACGTGGTGAGCCTAAATTTAAGCATTGACCATTTTCGCAATCGTCAAACCGGCTGCTGGCGAACCAACGGCAACGATTTGACCGGCTGGCAAAGTGGTCGAAGTAGAACCAGTTTTGCCGGTTAGTGATGTACCGTCGGCGGCGTCAATTATGGCGTCGTCGACTGCGCGCCCGATCGCATACGCGGCTGCGTTTGCATACGAGCTCGTCGGATCGATAAGCATGGCGACCTTGTCAGCGTCGTCGATAAGGTCGGCGTACTCGTAGTGATCCATGGTCACCATTCGCCTTGAATGGGGTGTTTCAGCAAGCGGAGTATCGCCGTGCCTGCTGGTCTTTTTCTGAGCCACCGCCGAGCCCACCTGGTCGAAGAACGCCTTCTCACCAGTTACGGACTCTTCGCGAACAGCTCGTCGAAGAAGACTGCCTTTCTGTTGTGACAGCATTTGCACATTTGCGCTGAACTGCTGCACAAAGGCAGTCGTGATTTGTGTACTCATGGCACACTCCTTTCACGATTGTCTGAACAGTTCTGCGGCTACCTGGCGTCATGCCAGACCAGTACTTCGGTTTTGCGAGGGCGACGTGCTTGTCTCGACTTGTGTCATGTCAATTTGCCTGCCGGGCTGTCGCTTTTCGACAGGCGCCTCGCCATGACAATTATGCCGGCGGTGTTTCCTCTGGAAAAACCTCCGTCATTAATGACTGCACCTTCTGCACATAATCGGCGTGCTGCGGGTGCCGGCGATCCCAATATGGTGAATCGGGCCGCTGCAATTCGTTTATCTCGGTTTGCGCCTCGGACGGCGTCATGGCATTGCTTTCGCCGTCGCCTATAATTTTATCCTCGGATACGTTGTCGTGTATCCAATTCGCGGCGTTGATCAGCGTCTTGACGAAAGCCGGATGATCGCGCAGCGGTATGCCGCCCTCGAGCACCAGGTCGGACAGGCCATCTTCACCGAACTCAGTCATAAAATTATTGCCGCGGCCAAGACGCTCATCGTAGGCGTTGCCGTACTCTTTTTTGAGCTCGGTCACCGTTTGCGCTTTGGCGCCTTCGACATCGACGGTCTCGCCGCCCATCATATTGTTGGCAAATTCGATGTAGGACTGGCTGAGTTCCTGCGCTTGCTTGTTGTTCAAGCCGACGCCGTGAGCCGCGTCTCTGAACCACGAGACGAAGTCCTCGTTGATGTCCGTACCCTCGGGCGTGTCGGAAAAGTTTAGCTCGTAGCCGTCGCTTTCCTTCGGCCGGCCCAGGCGATCGTAGACCTCGTTCCAATCGTTCTCGTCGGCCCATTTGCCCGGCACCGGCACCTTGTCGGCGCCTATCATGCTCTGCGCGTGAACGTAGGACTTTGCCAGTGCGCCGACGTCGGTGAACGTCTCGAGGCTCTGGTGCCCGCGGATGTCTTCGGGCAAGTCATCTTTCCATGTAACTACTACTTCAGACGGTGCTTCCCCGGTTTCGACCGGAGCATCCGCTACCTGTTCGTCAGCCATAATCATCTGTCTCCTCTATTGGTGGTGGACGATCCTCTAAGAGGCTCTGTAACATCAAAACGACCGAACGCTGACCATCGCGAAACGCCGTCTCGCAACAACGCTCGGCGTGCACGATCGTGCGTATATGAAAACGGCGCTGTAGATCATCGAGGACAACCTGGCCGTCATTGGTATTGAACAGCATCTTGTATGTTGCTCTGAGGTCTTCCGGCGAAATCATCCGGCTGCACCGCCAGCCATTGCTTGCAGCGCCATGCCTGTTTCGTCAGACATACCGTCGACCGCCTTGAGCGCCGGCGCGGCATTGCCGGCAGCTTCCGCCGTCGCCATCGCCTGCTGCATTTCAGCCTGCTGCTGCTGTTGCTGCTGACGCTGTGCGCGAATCGCGGCAATCTCGAGATCGCCTCTGGTCACGCTGGCAGGAATGCCGAGTACCTTGATGACATGCCGTGCCAGGCCGTCGCTGTCGATGTGATCGATGATGCCCGGATCGAGGCTCATTAGCGGCTGGAACATCTCGAGCATGCGCACCAACCCCTGCACCTCGGACTGGCGCTGGGCCTTGGCAAGCGGCGAGACGTATTCAATGCTGATATCGGCGACATCAAACATCGGTGGCGCGACGGGCAGTTGCTTGTTTCTCACCATGATGTTCCAACAACGCCCGATTAGTGGCTGGAGCAGCTCGGCCTGGAGACGACCTAAAACTGGGCCCAGCAATCTCATCTTCTCTTCGGTGCGCTGCAAAACTTCGGTAGCCGTCATCTGCGGCCCTTGCGCCATGATCAGCTGGTCGACATAGAACGCGGCGCGGATTGCTTGGCGCCTCTGTTCTTCCATTTGCAGGCCCAGAGGATTGTTGGCGCCGATGTTCAACGACTCGATGCGATCGCGTGTACCGCTGCGGTAGAAGTTCAAGCCGCCCGGTACGGTGCGGATCGGCAGCATGAAGCCATCGTCGGGCACCATCAACGGCGGATCGATCTGCTTCTGCGCGGCGCGCAGGGTGATCTCGCTCATTTTTGAGAGCACCTTGGTGTCCGCAAGAGCGTTCATGCTTGGAGAACGCCCATAGCCGAGTTCGTAACTACTTTTGAGCCAGCGCGGTATAACGTAAGGAAGCTCGTCATAGCCGCTCTCGCTGAGCACGATCTTCTGGTCGGGCTCGATGTAAAACGATGCGAACGGCTTATTGATCTTATTGACCTTGCGCACGTCGCGATCGTCGCGCGGCAGCACCACATGGAGGATGGTGACCTGCTCGTAGGGGTCGCGCTCTTCGGTCTTCAAAATCGTGTCGCCTACCTTGTCGGCGCCGAACTGCTTGACGGCGGCGCGGGCAAACATGCGGAACTGGCGATAGACGGTATCGACGCGGCCGTTGTGATCCTCGGCCAAATAGCACTCCGCGATGTGGCGGGTGGAAAAACGGAAGGTTTCTTCCTTATCCGGCTCGATCAGCATCACGCCGGTGCCGAATAGGATCAAATCATCATAGAGCTCGTGTATTTGCTCCTGGAAGTTCGAGCGATGAAACGCGGCATAGAGCACCTCCTCGGTTCTCTCTAGCCATTCCTTGGCCTCGTCCTCCAAATTGAGCTCGGGTACTGTGAACTTCAAACTGAACCACGGCGTCGACATATTGGTCAGCATGCCGTGCAAGCTGGCAGACAAGAGTTCGGCGGCGTTGATGGCGGTGCCGTCGAAGATAAGCTCTGAACGCTTGTTGCCGGGTGTCTGCTGCTTTTTGGTGATGTCGGCTTTTCTGGGCCGCATATAGTCGGCGATTTCCTGCCAATGGGATTCCCAGGTCTTGCGCTGGTTTTTCAGCCGGTCCATCCGACGTAGAAGCATCAGCGCCGTTTTGTCTGCCGCCATGTTCTAGCCCCCCAACAGCTTTTTCTTTTTCACCGGCGTGCCACCCACAATGCCAAAGGGCGTGGTCAGGATGGGCTTACCGCCGCTGGCTACCAATGGTCGGTCGGTGTCACCGTTCAGCAGTCCTTTTGCGGAGACGACCGGCCTGGGTTTGGCGCTGCCGGTGGTTTTATCATCGGCCGCAACGGCGGATTTAGCAGCAGCCGGTGCTGGCGCTGCCGGCGATGTCGGCATTGTAGCCGAAACTTGCCCGCCAATACCGACGTAGCGCGTACCGCCCGGCGTGTCTCGCGTGCTCCATCCGGAAGGCAGCGGTGGCGCTGTGGTGCTCTGGCCGGTCGCCGGGTTGTAGTAGGCGCTGCCGCCCTGCCCAACCGACCTATAGACCCATCCTTGCGCCAAAGCTCTCTTGTGCAAAATTGCGCTTGGAGAGAGCATATTTTGATGAACTGGCATTAGTCTTCACTCCCCAACAAGCTGGCGGTCGTCACCGGCATCTGCTCGGGCAGTAGACCTTGGGGCCCGGTCAGAATGGTCGAGCTGATACCCTTGCGCCGCTTGGCCTTTTCCTTTTGTTTTACAGACTCGCTACTTTCTGCTTGCACCGGCTTAAACGGTGGCGCCGGCGGTGGTGGCGGAATTGCCGCTGGCGGTGGCGGTGCCGGCATCTTGGGGCTACTTAAAAAGCTCATATCGCGACCTGCTGTTCGTAGGTTTGCAATGGGTTGTAGTGACTGTGGGCCATCGTCTGAGGCGGCACATCGGAGCGGTTGTCGTCCTTTATGGCGATGCTGGCGTAGCGCCAGGCGTCGGCGGCGTGACTAGACCAATCATGCTTCGGCGAAGTGCGGTAGGTTCTATTTCGCTCGTCATAGGCACGATGGTAAAATCTAAGCGCGTCGAGGCCGTCCTTGCAGCTCTCCGCGTCGAACCAGCAGCGCGGTATCATCATCTTGCCGGCGTGGATGCCATCCTCGAGCGGTAGCTTCGGCACCACCCTAAAATTTATACCCAGATCATAAGCCACTTCACGGCGGCTGCGGCCGGTTCCCAGCTCTCTAACCTCAATGTCGTGCGGCGCGTGGTGCGTGCCGTACAAATAGCCCTTCTCGTCGAGCATTCTGGCGTAGAACGGCAAGCCTTCGCCGCGTTGCTCAAAATAATCGATCACATGGATGGCGCCGCGTCCGACCGTCTGGATAAACCACACCACCGTGCTGTCGCCAATTCCTAAATCCCAAGCCGTGTCCACCCGGTAACCGCTGTCATATGGCACCGCTGTAATGCGGCCCTTCTCCTCAATTTTCTGCAACTCGCGGCCAAAGATGGCGCCCGGCACCGCGGCAATAAACGAGCACTGGAACTCCTGCTCGTACTGTTCAAACGTCATGGCGCCGCGGGCGGCGGCGAGCTCCTCCTGATCCAAGATGGACGTCTCGCTGGCCTTGTACATCTTGCGATACCAACCCGGCTCCTCCGCTGCGAGCTGCCAGAGATCGTAGAACGCGTTGTGACCCCTTGGCGTGCCGATAAATATCGCGTAACCGGCGCGATCGGAAAGCGCCGGGCGGATGACCTCGGGAAACACCGATTCCGGCATGTCCGCGACCTCGTCCATGACCACACCATCCGAATAAATGCCGCGCAGCCTACTCGGGTCTTCACCGCCCAGCAGGCTGATCCTGGCGCCGTTCGGCAGGTCGCATCTGAGCTCCGTCTCATTAAACTTGGTACCGGGGATCGCGCCGGCAAATTGATGCACATAATCCCAGGCTACCGACTTCGCCTGGCGATAGGTGGGCGCTATGTAATGAAACCTTGGGTTCGGCTTCGAGCAAATAACAGCGTCGCGCAACAAATGGTTGATCGCCATTACGGTTTTTCCCCAGCGCCGATGACAGACAACGACCGACCAGCGATGGGCCTTCAGCTCCTTGTGCAATTCCGCCTGCAAGGGCCGCGGCGTATATGGGATGGCGACCGTTCTAGGCATCGCTCAATGGACCGTGGGCGACGCCCAGGGCGATTCAAGGTAGTTGGTAGGAAAGAGACCGGACAGAAAGACCTCGCAGTCCTCCGGCTCTGCAAAGCCGTCGACGACCACCATGAGCGCATAGCTGCTGGGTTGACTGCGGAAACAGTGCGCTGAGTAGACGATGCGTGTGAAGACGTCTGGCTCCATAC